ATTTTGGTTCATCATTTGTCTTATCTTGTGCAAATGGAGTCCATAAACTTCTAGTTTCAATTTCTTTTGATGTAGATGGTGCAACTTTAGCATCCTTTTGATGTGGATACTTCATCGGATTGTATGGTTCTAATTCAGATGTATTTACATTACCATCTGCATCAGTTTTAGTTTCACCTCTTTCATCTGCCATTCTTACAATACCAACTGTCTTTGTTCTTGTATTATAAACAACTTTGTCTACACCCATATTAGATGGAGTAGATGTTGATGATTTAGAATCTGATGGTTCTGATGATGGTTTATCAAAAATATTCACCTTAGATTTAGAAGCTTTTGTTGAATCTTTATCTTTTTCAATTTCAGCATGAGTTCCTGCTTTGATTGCATTATCTCTACTATCTTTTGATTTGAATACTGCAGTTTTACCTGTTGCTTTGTTTGTAGCAGTAAATGTTTCTGCTTCTAAAAGTAAATTTTTTAATTTCATTTCGTTATTTCCTTATTATTAGAATCCAATTGATACTGTTTTACTATCAAACTCTATCCAACGTATTTTCATTGCAATTAAGTCTTTCAAATCAGATGTATCCATTCTCCAATTAGGTTCTGACATTTGAATATCAACAATATTACCATGAATACCATCCCAAATTGTATTAATTTTACCACCAAAAAACTTTACAAAAGCATTTACTTGTTTTTGTTTAGTAGAATCTAATTCGTTAAACTTAATTTCAGAAGCTTCTTTAATTAAAGATTTACCTTCTGTCATTATAGTTTTATGAGTATAAAGGTCTAATTTACCATCTTCCTTTATCTTCACATCGTAGTTAGTCTTACGAATATCGTTATGACCACCCTTATATGGAGTATCGCCAACTTCTTTCTTAATACTACCTAATTCTATCTTATTATTCTTTAAATAATCTTGTATGTCAAATGCCATAATTATTTCCTTTATGATAATTCAGTAATGATTTCTCTCATAAGGTCTTGTGCCTTACAAAAATCACCACAAACTATTGCTTGTTCTTGTAATTGTTTGTTTACGGATTCGTTCATCGGTGTCATAAATGCACCATGAGTAGATGGGTTTGATACGAAATCCCAACCAATTAGTTCGAAATCTTCACCTACTTTCACCTTACCCTCTCCCATAGGAGTTACTGAACCCATACCACGAGAAGAAATACCTAATAGGATTCCTGCTCTTAACAATTCTTTTAATATATTACCAGATGGAGTTGGTAGAATTTCTACTGTCCCGCATAAATCATTACCTTCCCACCAAATTTCTCTTATATTGTGTGAAACGTTCTTTAAGTTGATTACTGATGAATCTGGGTGGTCTAATTCTCCTAATGCTCTTCTCTCTTTAATAAGAGTTTCATATTTCTTAGCTTCTCTTTGTAAGATTTCTAAAGGATATACTCTACCATTTTGATTTTCAGCAACAGCTCTTTGCAAAACACCTTTAACCAGTGTTCTACCTGATGCATCTTCGTTGATTCTACCTTCAAATAGGTTTGTTTCAATTAATAAATTTTTCATTATGCTCCCCAAACGTTTCTTTTCTTAAATAAATCGAAAAATATTGCAGAAACTTCTTTGCGAATAATATCTCTAATAAGTTTTTCATCCTCACTAGTGATTTCTTCGTTTACAAATCCCCATTTTACTTTAAGGATTTCTTCGTCAATTATTTCTAACAATCTTTTCTTAGTCATTGTTGTTATTTTAATTTTAAACTGCGTTGTGCGTTGGTTAAACCATCAATAATTGATTGTAATCCTTTTTTAACACCATCAGTATCTCTATCTTTAACTCTTTTATCTAAAATCTTTGTATTCATTTTTAGAAAGTTAATGATTGCGTTTTCGGTTGCACCCCAATTAATATCTTCTTCGTTTACAGATTCATCTGCTTTTTTACCGGCTCTTAAATCTGCTAAATCATCACCCTCAATATCACCATCACCATCAACATCTAATTCTTTTTGTCCACCAACTAATGCTTCGTTCTTTTCACCTTTACCATTCCATGCAGAATCTATTTTATCAAAAAAAGCTTTCTTTTCTTCTTCGGACATATCTGGTATTGATTTACCTGCTTTATCTAATGCTTTTTGAAAGAATTGTTGGTATTCTGTTTCTTCTACCATCACTTCTTTTACAATTTCTTTTAATCTTGCTCTTGATATTTTCATTATTTTTCTATCTCCTGTATTGTTTTTGCAATATTGATTAATCTCTCTTTTATTTTATAAATATGACCGTGAGTTCTTTTCCAAAAACTATCAGATGATAATTCGTTCATCGTTTTAATTTGATTATACCAACGAAAAAACTTTTCAACTTCACTTAATTGATATTTTAATTCTCTCAACCCAACTGCTAACTTTTTATTAGCATGCATTGTTTCATCATTTTTTAATTCTAACCAACGATTTACAGGTCTTTTTGATTTACCTTCGTTTACCGATTCTTTGATTTTTCTTTTTTGTTGAATTATTTGTTGGATTTGTGAAAATATAGATTGTATATCTTTATCTAATTGTTTCTCATCGGCACTCATCGGTGATTCAATATCTACATTAGAATAAAGTTTTTTCTTTTTAGCAATTAATACATCTACTTTTTTAATTAAATCGTTTCGTACTTTATCTAAATCTTTTACAATTTCAGATGCTGTTGCTTCATTTACCTCATCAATATCTTTAACCTTCGTATATCCAGTCACTTCTATATTTGAATCTGCCTTTTCTTTATCTTGTTTTCTCTTGCCTGAAAATGCAAAAGGAGTCTGATACCCATCGACATTACCTGTCGCATTAGATTCATCTAACTCCTCTTCGATTTCTTTAATAAGTTCGTCTATGTACGATTTAAGATTTTCTTTCTTTAACATTTTTTATTTCCTTTATCAATTCATATGACATCATCAAAGCAGAAACTTGTTCATCAGTAACTTTCTTACCAACCTTTTGCTGTTTCATTACGTTGATAGTTTCTTTTAATTTAATCTTTGTGATTTTATCATTAACTTCTGAATAAAGTTTATGTAATTCCGTTACAACAACCTTCAATTTAGAATCATAATATTCACCAAATTTAGAAGTATTGTTTACGTTGTTAATATACTCTCTTAAAATATCCTTTTGGTCATCATTTAAGTTTGTATATTTCTTGTTAAATGTTTCAACAAGAATCTTATATGTTAATAATCTTAAATCTTTCTCTTGTTTTCTATAATCTTCTAACAACTTATCTTCTTTTTGTTTCAAAGATGGTGTTGTGCTTGATATATGTTCGATTAACGTTAATTTAGCATCAAATACGTCTTTAACATTAGTTACATCTTGTACTTTTGCTTCAAATATCTTATGAACAGATGCTAATACTTTGTAGTTAGATACAGGTGATGATAAGAATGAATCTAATTCAAAATTCTCTTTTATTGCTTTAACAAGATTATACTTTTCTCTTGCTAATTTTGTTTCATCCAATTTTGTACGAGTTTCTATAATAGCATCAATATACTTTTCTGCTTTAGATTCAGAATTATATTTTTCGTTTACCAATAAATTGAATAAACGTAATTCTTTAGCCATTTCAGTTTTTCCACCAAAAAATTCTTGCACGATTTTTTTAGCTTTTTCTTCAGGTGCGTTGTTTAATATTTCCAACGTTATTTGACGTGTTAATAACTCAAATAGGAATCCTGTATTTTTGAATTTCGAATGTTTTATTTTTCTCATTTGTTAATCCTTATTTTGATAGACTCAAAATTTCTGTATATAAATATTAAAAATTATAAGTTAAATGAATTTTTCCGTATCATCGATAATATTAGTCTCATCTAACATATCTTTTGTTTCGTGTAGATATTTACGTTTTGATGAAATCCCGTTGATAAAACTTTTAGCTTTATGTTCTGATGTTCGACTACGTTTTCCTGTTCTTTCATTATCACCTAATGGGTCTCTTCCATAAGGATGTTTATCTTTACCATATGTATTACCTTCTCGTGGTCTTCCCACTTTAGCACTAAGTTCAGTTTTTAAATTTTCTAAACTTTCTTCAACATCGGTTTGTTGTGGTGGGTTTGCGGGGTCATTACCATCATTTTCAATTGAATTATAACGGAATGTATCTTTTAAATCTTCTACAATCTTACCACGTTGTTCCGTTTGTTCCGTTTCAGACATTTTGAAAATATTATCGTAAATCCAATCTTTTGACAACATTTTTAAAGATTGCATATCAGTAGCCAAACGAATCTTTTCAGACCATAAGTTTACTTTTTCTTGCTCATAAATTGTTGAAGGATTTACTAATTGAATTTCAAAATTAGCCATTTCTGAATCTTGTATTCCATTACCATATAAATGTATTACACCGATTCTTGATAATTCTGATATAATTGTTCTTTGTATTCTTTCGATTGTTCTAGCGAAACGAACATCTTCTGCTGCAAGGGTTGCTTTACCATTTACATTTTCTTCATATCCCAAATATGCTTTTGGAATTTTTAATGCAGCAAATAATTTACCCTTTAAGTATTCAATATCTTCGGTTGCCGTGTACTCTAAACCACTTAGGTTTTCGATGTTAGTTCCACTATCACCACCTCTTACCGGTAGATAAAAATCTTCCGTTAAGTTTTGCATATTATATTTTAAGTTATAATCACCAGTATCCTTATTTACAAAAGGAACTTTTTTCATCTTACTGATGATTTTTTGCATGTAGTTGTCAACTTCGGTAGGATTGATATTACCTATATCGATTTTAAACACTCTTTTTTCTGGTGCTCTCATAATACGATGGATTAACATCGCATCTTCCATTAAACTCAATTGTTTCCATAATCGTCTACCATTCTCAACCATAGATTTACCATAAGGTAACCAGTTAGTATCTGATAATAGACGGAAGTGAGCCATTTCAAAATTATCATAATCTACTTTACCAATAGCATCATCCATTACTCTGAATTTAACCATATGTGGATTGGTTGGGTCATGTCCCTCAATTCGTTCAGTATTATATTGTGAATATGGAGTAACATTTACAATACCCTTACCCTCTGCTATTTCTAATCCCAAAAAGAAATCACCATACTTACACATATTGCGAACCCATGGCCAAAGAGTGAATTCGATATTTAAAATATCATAGTATAAGTTTTCTAATAATTCTTGAACACGCGGATTATCAGAACGAATAATCAACATTTCACCGAATTCATTTTTTAATGTAGATTCATCAGCGTAAATATCTAATGCAGATGCAATAATTGGGTCTTGGTCCATTGCATCATAATCTCTAAATACTTCTCTACGAACTTGTTGATATGCCATTGATTGTGCACCACCAGCTTGTTCGTAAAAAGATTTTTGTAGTTTTGTGTATCTATCTCTTAATGATGATAGGTTAGTTTCTTGTCTTTCATCAAAATCAAAAACTTTTCTTTTACCATCGGGCGTAACAGTAACGATAGCCTTTTGGGAAAAGAGTTTTCTTAACCTACCAAAAAATGAAGTATCTGCCATATTTTATTATTTTACCATTTTCTGCAAGACCAATATCTAGCTTTTGTTCTTGGACCTGGTTGGTCACAATTATGTCTTGCTCTAAAAGATTTTCTTCTTTCAGGATTATTTTTCTTAATGTTCATTCCCGGTTGACCGAAATTTACTTTAACTACTTTTCCTGTCTTTGGGTTTTTAACATAAACTTTAAACTTCTTAACATCACCTTGCATTGGTTTACCCAATTTCACTTCTCTACCTTGATATTCCGCTTCGTAAACACAATTACAATTTGCTTCTTGTAATTCGGTTGTGTAAGATTTTAGAAAATTTAAAAAATCTTCTTCATCTTCATCTTCCACATCTAATTCATCGTAATCCAAAAAATTGTGTTCTGGTTGGTCAAATGGATAATCTTCCACTTCCTCTTTGATTATGTTTTTTAACTTTATCATGATATATTTCTCCTATACACTATAAATATATACATTTTTTTATTTGATTATTTTATTAACCACGATAAATCTTCGGATTGATTACCAACTCTCATTTGCCATGGATTTTCATCAAATGAACTATTACCACCAAACCCACCAATATCGGTTACACTTTGATTTATACCACCCAAAGCCTGTTTAGTTAAATCTATACCTTCTTGTCTTAATCTTAATGCAGTATCTCTAACCCATAAACCAATTGAAAGGGACATTACTAAGTCATCATTATATCCTTTCATTGCTTCAGCACGATTACCATTCCATATAAATGTAAATAACTCATCTATCAACCTTGTAGAACGGATTGTAAAGGATTTCTCTCTTAGGTAATCATCTAACTTAGAAATAATTAATGGACGGGTTTTAGAGGTAGTAGAGAACCCAGCAACCATACCTCTTTCTTCTGCTCGGAACTTATTTGTCATTTGATGAGCAACATCTACATATTTTAAATCCTTACTCATATAAAATAAGTTTCCATATCCTCTATCAATTACTTGTTGGATAACCGCCCAACCAATATTTGCGTTCTCCACAACTAATAATGCGTTGTTGTAATCAGTTGATAATGAAACTAAGAAGTTTCCAAAATCTTTTGTATCTAATTTACCTTTATACTCAGCAACTTGCGTTGAATTCACTACATCAAATACTTGTGCAGTAGAATAATCGGCTCCATCACCACGAGCAACGTCGGCAACTACCATATATGATTGATTGTAATCTGGATATTCCCATTTCCAAAGATTTCCATCGAACCCGGTCTTCTCCAAAGGTTCTTGACAATACGTTTCTCTATAAAATTGTAATAATGCAGGGTCAATGACAGTATCACCGGAACTTACGAAATCACAATCACATTCTTGTGCCGCTCCCTTTGGTCCTAATAACCTTTCTTGTTCATCTCTCCATGCTTGTCCACGTTCTGGATGAACTGACCAGTGTAAACGAATTGTATTGAAACCATTTCTACCTTCTTCTGCACCTACCCACGTTCTATGAAAGAAATTACCCACACCATTAGGTGTAGAAAGGATAATTGCATTACCACCCGTTGATAAAGTAGATTGAGCAGAAATCCAAATTTCTTCGATACTATCGATGAACGCGGCCTCATCAAATACTAAGAGTGATAAGGCTTCAGAACGACCAGCATCTCCTGCTGCAGAAGTTGCTTTTGCCTGTGAACCATTTGAATATCGTAATGAAAGTTTATTATCTTCAACTGTTGTTTGTTTTAACCAACTTGGTAAGTATTGGTTCATTACCCTAATCTTTGTGATAAGGTTTTTAGCAACTTCTTGTTTAGTTGCAATTACCAATACGTTAAAATCTTGATTAAATAACATCTTCCATAATGAGAATCCGGCAACTAAGGTTGATATACCTGTCTGACGGGATTTAAGAACGATGTTGTAACGATTATCCTTAAAATCAGTAAGAGTATCCTCTTGGAAAGGATATAAGTGAAATGGAATCTTACCTCGTACCGGATGTTGAATCATACAATACTTACGCATGAAATAAATCGGGTCACCAGCACATTTCTGATACTCAATCTTTATAATATCTTTTAATGATGCACCTGCCATATTACAAATAATGTTCCAATTTGTTTTCTTTTAAAATTTCAAATGCTTTATTACGAAATTCTTCTACTTTAATAAGTTCTTCTTTACCGAACTCAATCATTTCCATCAAATCCGCTTTAACTTCATCTACTGATTGTGGTAATTCCCATTTTTCAGTAGTTCCATCTTCATTCACATATTCGTAAAATGGTTTTACATCACTATATGCTTGTTGAAGTTCTTCTAATTTAATTTTACCATCAATCAACATACGAGTATATATTTTATAATCCTCATATTGTTCCCAAAATCCTAATGCACGAATTTTAGTTTCGATTTCTGCTAAACAATTAGCACAATAACCTGTTTTTTTGATTAGAGTTTTGTGAGTAGGTGTAAATTTGATTGTTTTACAATCTGGACTTTTGCATTGAGATTGCTCATCTCTCCATTTACGAAGTTCTTCAAATGCTTCTGAATTTTTAGAAGTCTTTAAAGTAAACCCTTCTTTCTTTTCGTATCTATGATGTTCGTCTTCCCAAACATCACCAACTTTACGTTCAATCTTATCGGCGTTCCATCCTAATGTGGTATTAGTTTCATAATCAGAACCATGTAACACCATATCAACCAACTTTCTACGAGTTGGATGCATATATTTCTTTTTAAACTCTTTCGCCATTATTATTATATATTAGGTTTTTATTTTAATATAGATAAATATGGCGAAAGAGTTATTTTTAGTAAAAAATACCCAAAAGTTGATTTAATGATGCGAACGCACCAGTTAGTTTGAACGTTTGTCCGTTGTATATGAATACAATACCTTCAATTGGAACTATTTTAGATGGTCCACCGATTACATTCAATCTTTTTAATTCTAATTTTAATTTTTCTATTTTTTTAGGGTCACCACTTGCTTCTACATCTTTGATAGTTTGGTCTAATCTCTTCTTCATATCTCTAACAGCCTTGTCAGGGTTTACTGTCAATACTGATGATGTGAATTGTAGAACTTCTGCACCAACTCCTAAGAAAATATCTTCAAATTTCATTAGATTATCTTTTGCAATTCCTTTTTGGTCTTCCTTATCCATCTTAGTTGCCCAAGCAAGTGTTTTCTCATCCGTAATTGTATTTTTATCAATACGGAATCCTTTATCACCAAATGCCCATCTTTTTACCAATCCAATTTTAGTGGTATTATCTAATGTGGATGGTGATTTTTTATCTACATAGTTTTCCCACCATGCTTGATGATATTCAGCAACACCGGCAGTATCACCTAATCCAAATTCTTTTTGTAATTTAGATATTTTAGCAAGATACTTTGGTTTCTTAGATGAAAGGTCTTGTGATTTCGGTAATTTCAATACAGGAGGTCCTTGTAAAGTGTAATTATCTTGTACGTGTTGTTCAATTTGTTTAACCATACCACCTAATATTCTACCTGCTTCTGCAGATTCACCTATTGCGTTACCACTTTCATCATACTCCATTGTTCCGTGAAATACTAATAAAGGTTGTCCGTATGGTATTACATTTACTGATGTTGGGTATATCACCTCAATATTCATAAAACACGCACCATTCTTAAAAATCTTTTCTTTTTGTTTATCTGAAAGTGATGATATAGCTTTTGAAAGGTCTTTCATTGCAAAGTTATATGCTTTTTCCAATTCACCTCTTCCAGCAAACTTAGTAGCAACACCACTAATATCTAATGCATTTGCACCTCTATTTGCTAAGTGTGATTTATTACGAGCTGCAACTAACTTACCATTTACCCAACTAATTGCTAATGCCTGTCCATCGGTCTTCTCTCTAGCTAATTCTAAATTACCTTCTAATGCACGATTTACAATATCTTTTAATTGACCAAATGTTAAATTGATTTCAGTATCAAATGGATGGTTCATATGTCCGTATGCACCACCTTCATTTATTATTACTTCTTTTACTGGTTCATATCCTCTATCTTCATCATCTTTTGTATCAGTTTGATGACCAGGTTGTTTTTTTCTTTTATCATCAAAATCAATTGTATCTAATTCTGCAGGATGTCCATAATCCGGTGCATATGTAGAGGTTTTGTGATGATGCATGAAATTGTGTTCAGCATCAGTTTCTGCTTTGTGGTTTTTTGAATTTATTGCTTCAAATGCTTTAGGTGTTTTTATTTTTCTCCAACCACCTGCGAAACGAAATATTCTAGCTGGAATTTCTAATATACCATTTGATGGTAATTTACTTAAATATTTTTTATCTATGTTTATTACTTTTGTAATAAATGCATTCTTTTTATTATCAGCACCAATCAATTCAACCTCAATCGGAACTACAACTCCACCTATTTTAAGATTACCGGCGAATAATTGACCTTTTGTAAATGCTTCGTTTGCTTTTTTATATTGGTATTCTTTATCAGAATCAGTTTTAGTTCTAGCATCTTCAACATCATCCATTCTATCCGATAATTTATCACCTTTTGGATATTCTGGTCTTGTTCCATTTTGTCCAGTTCCTATACCAATTTCGTTTACCTCATCTTCATCTTCTAAATCTGGTTGTCCTGAATCTTTTGTTGGGAAATTAGTCTTTCCTCTATATTTGTTTGGATTAGTACCAATTGCAGTATGGTAATCCCAACCAGTTCCATAGTTAAAACTTTGTGGAACTCTACCTTCTTCAATTGATGCTAGGTTTGTATAATATTTTGGGTCTTCAAAAAGATGGTCTAACGCTATTTCCTTTGCAACATCACTATCAGTTGTATGTTCTCTTTCAACTTTATATCCTTTTTTGAACTCATCAGTTATATCTTCAATTGATACATTATGTTTTGTAGCAATATCGTTTAACGTTAATCCTTTTGCTAATCCACCAGGTATTTTATCCACTTGAACTGCAATTTCAACGGAAAGAGTTGGGTTAGATGTTTTGAAATCATCCTTTCTCATTACTGTTTTTGCAATAATTTGATTTGCTTGTTTAACAAATGGAATGTTTATATCATATCTCTTGTCTTTAACAACAATTTGATTATACTTTTCTAAAAACTCTTTAAATTCTTTTTTATGACGTGCTAATCTCTTAAAAAATCCTGTCAATTCTGGTTCTGATATTTCTTTACCATTACGAGTATCATTTACTCTATCAAAGAAGTGTTTAGTAAATTCAATATCTTCTGGTGATAGTTGTTTCTCTGCATATTTCTCAATTTGATTTAATTGAGAATGACTCATTTCGGATACATTTTGTTTTTCATTATATGAATCAATTGCCTTTTCCATTACATCTGCAGGAATTTCCATATTTTCTAAACCATCTGCTATTTTATCTGAAAATAACATAAGTAATCGTTCTTCTTCATTTACATCTGCAAATAATGCTGCTTTTCCTGCTCCCATTGCTAATGTTTCTGCAATAATATGAGGAACAAACTCTACTGCCAAATGTTGTGCAAATGGTAAAACTCCATGTGATAATCCACCAGTTGCAATTCCAAAAATTGCTGTGGTGACTATTTTTTTACCAACATCAACTAATGCTTTTTTCTCATCTTCCGATACACCTTTACCACTTACAAAATTAGCAACACCTTTACCTGCTGTTTTAAATAAATGTGCTTCATGTTTAAGTCCATGAACAATAGCATTTCTAGCACCCTTTGTTTTATCTCTTAATGCTTCACCCCAACTTCTACGTTCATCAGATTTTGGTTTATCTTGTCCTTTTGTAAAGAATTCTTTTTCTTTTTCGGCCCAACCACTAATCTTTCTTTTTAAATTCTTTACACTATACTTTGAAACATCAGCACCACCATCTTCTGGTTCCGAACCTTTATTAAATACACCATCATAATCCATTACTTTCACCGGTAATTTCTTACCATATGCAGTAAATGACATTAAACGAGTATTTCCTGCAACTAAATGTAAATCACCATTTTTATCTCTTAAAGCAATTGGTGGTGGAACGTTATTTCCTTTTTGAATACCTTTTTCTAATCTATTCCAATCCTTACCATATTCATC